GTTTTGTTTCCAGTTGCTAAAGCATTCCTAGATTCATCTGTTAGCTTTGTGTAACTTGAAATTGCTTGGACTGCTACAGTATTCGGGGAAAAAAATCTACTTTGAATAGTGGCTTTTGACAATGCTGCTGGCATACTTTGCTGCATGTCAAAAATGCTCATAGCATTCTCTGCTTCTAAAGATCTTAACTCTTGATCTTGCACCACTTGAGCCGCTTGTATTGCATCAGACAACAGGCCATCAGAGAACTGCTCTAGCTGAGATAAAGCGCTGTAGTTAGATCCAATAGACTTCATTGCATCTGCTATGTAAGAAAACTCCTGAGGAACCGCACCAGCATTCTGAGTGCCTACAGCATGTTGCAATAGTTTTAGTTTGTCTGGGTTAGTAGTTTGAGTAATGGCATATCTTAGTAAGCCTCTAGCTTGAGCCAGTTGACCAGCTTCACCCATATTTAAAGACGCTTGAGAATCAAATAATCCAGAGTCTACGCCATCTTTTATAGTGTTTTGAACCTGAGCTATTACTGCATTTGTTTGAGTTGGGCCTTGAAGTACGCTTGGCCCACCTTGAGCAACCATAGACTCAAAAGCTTCATAACCATTCTCAACAGCTTGCGCTTGAGCTTGCGCTGCTGCTGTTCTCTCTCTTTGTATTTGAGCTATGGCTAGACTTGTTTTAGTAGCGTTAAGATAAGTTGTACCTACATCTTGTATGTAAGTTTTAAATTGACCTTCTGCCTCATTTGACATTGCTGCCATGTAATCAGACATTGCTGATTCATACAGAGCAACACCATTAGGATTTCCGTCATACTTAGCTGCTAACTCTCTAGCCTTATTCTGCATTTCATCGTCATAAGACTGCTGAAACCTACGCATAATAACGCGCTGATATGCTTCTGTGGCTATTTGCCCAAAGCCTTGAGGTGGAGCAAATGCTTGAGGCTTGCCAGTATTTGGATCAATTGCTGTAACTTGCTCTCGCGCAATAGAAGCCGCTGCTTCTTCACCAGTCTTTTCAGCTTGGAATGCGGCTTGTTTAAAAAACTCCCCAGCAAGCTGATTTGCGCTATCAGCAATAGCTTTGCCTACAATTTGACCACCCTCAGAAGCGCGAGCAACACCAACTGGCCCAATTTTAAACTGACGTTTTTCTCTAATTACAGCCATATTTATTCCTATCTGTGTGGCCCTGTAGATGGAGGCCCGTAGTTTGGTGTTGGCGCAGCAGTCTTGTAATAATTCGATATACCACTTGCTAACGTAGTAAAGGCACCAATAGTTGCAGCTTGACGTTGCGCTCTGCCCTCCACCCTAGAAGCAGTAGCTTGTTGCTGAAGCCTTGCAGCCTCTGCTGCGCCCATAAAGTCAGATCTACGAGTATCGTCAGAAGCAATTTCTTTTTGCTTTTCAAGAAATGCTTGCACAGATCTATCTGATATATCCCTGCCAGCAGCAGAAAACGCAGCTATATTAGCTGATAAGTTCGATCTATATTGCTCCAACCTATCATTGTGTCTTTGCCTAGCTTCAGTCTCACTTCTGACTTTATCAGTTTCAATATTAAAAGCATTTAACTCAGCAGATTCTTGAGCGGCTCTACCAGCAGCCATTTGACCAGCCGCCCCAACAACACTGCCAATAAGACCAATCATTTGAAACATTAGACTATTAACTCCGCTACCAAACCATTTACCTGCATTGGCAATGGATTATCTTGTTCAATGGTTACTTGTGGATTCCTGTTATAACCAAGAATCCTTACCTCTTTCTTGCCAGTAAAGCTTGAGCTTATAGCTGGCCTACTATTTACCTTCATAGATTCAGTTGCTTTAACATCAATAACCACATTAGTAATTCCCCTTACCTCGCCAGTTGCAGGGCCAGTACCCATAGAGGCATCAACAGGATTGCTAACAATCTTTGAGGTAAAGCTCTTGCCAACATAAACTCTTTCAATAGATGTTGAGCTATAGCTAGCAGCAGATCTGGGATCAGCAATCTTTTCAGATCCAACAGTAGAAACAGTTACCTGACCAGCATAACTTAAAACGCCATTGTTTTTAGTAATTACATCAACAATAGAACCAGAATCATAAATGCCTGTTACATTAAGTCTAGGGTTGACTAAAACCTGTCTGCCTGTAGCTGGATCTACAGTTAATACAATACTGCCCCCAGCAGCACTTGGAAGTGTTACTGATATATCTACATCAGTTGTATTTGCTACAGTGATTTCTTGGATTGTATCATTTAAAATAGCAGTCTCATCAAAGATCGGGTTCGTTCCATCAAAGCCACTAAGATGCACTTTGTCTCCTACAACAAAGCCAGTAAAGTCTCCAAATAAACGAACCGTAGCAGTAGTAGAGCCATTTGTAAGAACAATTAAATACTTGCTTGGAGTAAGCAGTTTAGAGCTTGTTTCTACATAAGAATCCAAACCTATCTCTTCTTTGAACTCACAAAGATGCAAATTGTTATCGTGATAAACATTAGCAAACAAACGATTGTGTATAGCACACACAGATGAAAAGATGCCATCTGTTGTTACTCTAGTCCAAGAAGCTTTCTTCTCTGCTCTGTTAGAACTAAACAAAGTCATATCGCCATTAGATAAAGTAAATGCTGCATATGAATCTGGTAAGCTAAATCCACTATGCACCACAGCTAAATACTTAGGCGTATCTATTAAATGAGAGGCAATCGTAGAGATTGAAGTGGCAGTATATGCTTCTTCTGTATCTGTATACAAATATTCTCTTACAGTCTTGCCACCTATTTCAGAAAAAATAGTAGCCCCATCAATAGAAGTCGGCTGAACAAACTCACACCCATATGGTGTTTGCTTTCTTATCTGAGCATTAGTTGGAGTAATAGCTTGGTTTAAGTAAGTAGGTACATACAATTCACCAGTCGCAGTAAAGATCTGCAAGTCACGGTTAGAAACCATATATCTGATTTGGTTTACATCACCTGTTGCAGCAACAATCTGAATTGAATCAGAATCCGCTGCATCGCCTACATCAAAGTTAAAAAAGCTTCCAACCTTACTCATCCAAATATTATCTGGCTCTGCAATAGTGCCACCAAAACAAAGCCTGTTTTCATGAAAGGTAACAGCAGCAGGATAACCCCTAACACCAGACCAAGACTGTTCATCCCAATCTTCAGTTGGAGCATGAGTAACAACCTTTACATTCCCACCACCATCTTCAGAATCATTTGCATTAGATCCAGCAGTTATTGTGTAAGTATTCTCATCAATAATATCGCCTACTGTTCTTGCACCATTTAACTGACTGGCATTAATACCACCAACAGCAGATGCTTCTTCGATTGTAATACTTTCTCCACCAGCAAAGCCATGATTTAAATGAGTGACTTCAACCATTGCTGATCCATCAATAGTTCTAAAAGGATTTAAAACAGATAGTCTAATCTTAAGTTCATCAACAACATTACCAGTAACAACTGTAGATGACGTATAGCCAGTTATTTCTATCTCAGCGCCACCATATCTAACAGTTGTACCTACATGATCAGCAACCCAATACGCAGTGCTTGTTGTTAGAGTAATACCATTTCCACTAGAAGCGGAGGGATCTAGCGTTACTCCACTAGCTTGAAACTTAGAATATGGTTGATATGTAATCTTGTTATCTGCTCTTTGATCAAAGCTATAAACGCTAATTTCAAACGCATCTAGTGCAGTTCTTGTTAGCATACGAGGCGCAAACAAAGGATGGCAAATAAACATAACATCGCCATACTGAGCAAATGTATATTCCTGCAAGTAAACCTTATCAAAGGGTAAGGCATTACTGCTTGTGTCTTGAGTAATAGTTTCTACTAAATGTAAGTCACCAGCAGTTGTATAAGTTCCAGCGTTATCTAAAAAAAAGCAGCGAACCTTTTGATGCTCAACAGAAATTACATACGCTTCATTATCATCAAACTCGAACTTAAATAAATGAGACTGCTCTTTGTAAGAAGAATCATAAGCTATGCTATAATCATAGTGATGCTTTAAGCCATGACGTTTTTTTAAAGAACCTTCAGCAGTAACAACCATGTTTTCTACGCGCTGCGCAGAAGAAACATACACAGGAGAATCCGTTCTCATTATCAAAGAATCGCTAATTTCGCCAAACTGAAAGCTATTCTGTGCTACTCTAACTTTCTGCATTAGCTACGCCTTTGACTTATAAACCTCGAAGTGTTTAGCTTTTTAGTTGTTTGCTGTTGTGAATCAAGCCTACGCGCTCTCATTAAAAACTGTTCACCCTTTTGCTCCATTAAAGAAGCTAGCTGAGGATCACGCGCAACAGAAATAGAAAGCATAGCAGCTACTTGAAACTCTACAGCCATTGTAAAGTAAGGAGGCCAGTAAGCCTCATCTGCTCTAAATATATAATCAGCTATAAGAACCTCAGTCTCATTAGCATCGCAATAAACTTTATCTCCATATGTATCATAAATAATAGGTTCATCGTTTATTGTAACTGCACTAAGCATAATAAGATCAGACGGAAGCTGGTAGGCTGCATCGTATCGACCTGTTGGTGCTGCAGTTAGTCGGCTAATTTGCTGTTGATTTGTAGCAAAACGCCATCTTGAGTTAGTTAGCGAAGCGCGGGCAACATCCTCATATACAGCATCAACCACATCAGCTTCTACCGTTCCTTCGTCAAACGATTGAATCGGAGAACCCCCCATAAGAATGGAGGCGCGAGAGCATATTTTAATTGCTGTATTTGCTGGCATAAGAAGTTAGGGGGCTTTCGCCCCCCTCCTATTAGTTGTTATCGAGAACTTCAAATACACCGTCATCATCAATAACGACAGAACCCATAGACATCATTGATGTCGCAAGGTGCGCTACTTTCTGAGGTACATAATTAATCTCGGTTTGAACATCAGAGTTAATGCCAATGCCTACAGCACGAGCATGGTAAGCAAAGTTTTTGCCGCCAGCTACCGCTGAAGTTGAGAAGATCTTGAAGCCCAAGAACTCTTTCATTGTCATGCCACCAGCAAATGGTAGGTTTTGTGGGCCTACATAGTCTGATGAAGCAAACTCATTAATGTTAAACAAGTCAGCAAATCCAGCAGGAGACATAGCCAAATAGCGCTGTCCGTCTTCTGGAATATCTTCTGAACCAAATGTTTCAAACAAGGTTAGAAGATCTGCTTTAACAAGCGCACCGCCTGTGTCAGCAATCTGAGTTGAGTTAGCACCAGCATCCATTGCAGTGGTAATCAATGCATCAGTCTGGCGACCCAAAGCAGCAGCAGCAGATTGAGCAACAGCTTGACGTTCATTGATATTGATTTTCAATTCGTCTAGCTTGTCAATATACTCGGCAGCGTAGTAGTCAGCCATAGTTGCTTCAACATTGGTGTGCGCCAATTCCATTGTGGTCACATCGCCGTTGCGTGTTTTTGTAGATGCAGTGCCTTTTCCAATTACTTGGAAGCGAGCAGTTGAACCAGTCACATTAGTTGAGCGTACTGTGTTACGAAGTTTAGAACCCATACGCTGATATGCTATGTGAACTTCTGATTCAAACTGTTTAATAAAGGCTTGGTCAATTGTATTAGCCATTTTACAGTCCTATTTTGAAGTTACAGTTGCCAACGGGTATCCACTCTTTCACTTCAGCAAGGGTATCCTTTCGGGCCTTTCAGTGCGTTATGGGCCGTAATGTTTCATCGTAAACACTTTTTTGGTTTGGATTGCAACGCACAAAATCAACGTATTTATGTGGAGGTGATATACTTACACCTACTGGCTCAAAGCCAAGCCACACCGCCCAATCTACCATAATCTCATAATCAGCAAGTATAGTCATAGTCATTTGGGGCTGTGTTTGCTCTAAATAATTAAGCAACATCTTTGAGCCACGAGCCATAGAAGTAAAGTTTTCTTTGATTTTATGTGAAAACATAAAGAACATCTGAGGATAATCTTGATCTTCATTATACCAAAGACCACCAACCGCAGTAAATATTTCACCTTCCTTGCGAACTAAGTAACACTCAGAACATTCATACATTTCTGTAATAGCTTGCTTAATATCCAAGTGTCCAAGGATCTTAAGCTCTCTTACATTTTCCTGACTTAGATTGGCAGCAACCTCATCAATGTGGTCAAGAGTAAAAGGGGTTAAGTAAAACTTACCCCTCTTTAGAATCTTAACTTCCATAAAGACGCTTGTAGCCTTCTTCTACCTGCTTAACATAAGCCGCGTCATTTTTATCCCAATATCTAGGATCGTTCATCATTTCATCTAATTCAGCTTTAGTTATTTGACCTGTTGACTGACTACCACCAGAAAATGATCCATCCTTAGTAGCCTCCATAATTGCTTCAATAGCAAGAATGCCTTCATGACTTTCGCACATGCGCTCAATAGCTGGTAAAGATTTCTCAGGAAAAAACTTATTTGCAAACATAGACGCAGCTTGAATACGATCATTTGCATTATCGCCAAGTTTTGCAGCCTCTGCTTCTAAGTCTGGCTGACTTCCATTAACTGCTTGAGCATACATCTCAATGCCCTTCTGAAACTCCTCCTGCCCATAACCATTCTCAAAAGAATGCTCTGACCACCACTGTAATAGCTCATTATCTACAGCAAGATCGTCATCAACAATGTCAGGAAGTTGATAATCACCAGCAGACTCAGGGCGATCACTAAATGCTTCAGTTTGTATTTCCTCAAGAAGCTTGCTGCGAATATCTTCTTCCTTAGTTCCCAACTTTGACTCAAGTTCTTTATAAGCTTTAGCTAAATCTTCACCACTGCTATACTTTTCTGGCAACCACTCAGGGCGCTCTGGCGTTGAAGACTGCTCAATATCTGCTTCAGTAACAAAGTCACGCCCATCAGCTTGGGCTGTTTCTATTGCCGCTTCTTCATTCATTTGTTTTTACTCCTATGAGAATGTGCAATACGCTGCTCAATCAAGCCAACAATATAGCGCTGACCTTCAATATGTCGCAGTTCTTCCGTAGTCACATTAGGGCCATTTACCATTTCAATAGTAATGGAGCGCAAATAACGTATGACTTCCTTGCCAGTAGGAGACTCAAATATCTGAGAAATGTTCTGACTTATCTGAACATCTCTTTCAGAAGATCTTTGGATTCCGTCTAATCCAATATTAACCTTGTTCGGCAACCATCTGTCCTTGCTGTTGTTGCGCCATTTGCTGCGCTAATGCAGCTATTTGTCTACGCTGTTCTTCGTCACGAATCAAGCTCTCTGGCACACCAAATTTTTTCGCAAGGTGAATTGCTGTTTGTTCACCGTCAATTAAAAGCTGCAACATCTCTGGACCAAAGGCTCCACCAACCAATTCAAGGAATCTAGCAACACTAGAAATATCCTGATTTGATTGCGCTTGTGCTAGCGGAGACACAGAACGTACTTTAACTTCTCGACCATTTACTGTAGGTACTTCTATGCGGCCCTGCTTCTTTAAAATGTATATTACACGTTGAAGTACGGGCTGCACGAGTTCTGCTTGCAAGCGACCAAATGCAGATCCCATTCTTCTTGCCAAGTCACCCATACGCTCCGCTACCTCAGTTGCAGTCGCAGGAGTTTTATCTGGGTTTCCAAGCATGTCATTATACAATGCTCGTTTAATATTTAAACGCATGTCACTAAGAACAAGCTGTGCTACATCAAAACGACCAGCAGCATTAATAGGCTGAAGGCCAGCAGAACCCATAGCTTTCGGTATGATTGAGCCGGGTACTAAATTAATCGTGTCAGGGTTGATTACGCCATCATCTTCCATTTGATAAATGCCAGAGATAGACATCTGTGCATTCTCAAGAATAAGCTCAATAGTAAGATTAGTGGTCTTAATAGCAGATAATGCATTAAGCAGTGGGCCGCGCCCGTAAATCTCACCAGCGCATTTACCCCAACGAAAACAAACAAAAGGATTAGAACCAAGACCAGTCATTTCTTTAGCATACAGCATAGTCTTAGTAGTCATGCAGATTGCATAATGAAAGTAAGCTTCTTCGTTTTTCTTAGAGTAGTCGCGGCAAACAACCTCAAGCACAGTCGTTTCTCTATCAGATCCCATTAAGGAAGTTACCTTTGGATCAAAGTTTCCTTTAGGATACATAATAGAAAGGTGATCAAACTTTACCTTCTTTCGCTCACGATAAACGTGGTCGATCTTATCATCGGGACCAGTGTCAAGTACCACATGAGGGAGCGGAATTGCTGAGAAGTTTACAGGATTAATTGCATCCCCCTCTTCTACGCACAAGACACCAGTACCCACAGCCAAATCCATAAATGACTCATGAACCTCTTGGCTGAAATTAGAGTTCTGAAGAACCTCGAATACATATTCAGTTACTTCATCAAGCTCATTATCTATGGCTTCACGCTGATCTGGCGGCACTTCACTGCCAGCCATAAGATCAGCCCAACGCGCAAAGTTAGGAACTAAGCCAGACTGTAAACGACTAGCAAACTCTTGAACACCAACTACAGCAGTCTCGTCAAAGATCTTATCATCCCTGCGCTGCCCAGCTTCTTCATAATAAAATGACTCACGTTGAGGCAAAGCATACTCATAGCATTCCTCAAATAACGGAACCCAGTTTTCACGAAAGGCTTTTGCCTTCTGATAACTTTGAATATATTGCTTTGCTATATCAGCCATTAGCCAAACCTACCCAAGAATCCACCGCCAGCAGCACGGAATAAAGAACGGCGTCCAGCGCCACCGCGCATACCACTTCTTTCCGTTCTGCGCTCTAATGCAGTAGAAATATCTTCTCGCTTTTGTTTAGCTCTCTTTTGAATCTCTTCAGCCTTAGCTTCTTCAGCCTCTATACGCTGTTCCGCTGCCGCTTCTTTCTCAGCCTTACTAGGGCCGCCACCACCAAAGCACATAATTAATCTCCTTTGTTTTTTACTCGTAAGCACAGAAAGAGATAAATCTCAATGCACAAAAAACTACAGTCTAGCCCATAAGCTTGGTTTGTTTCTTTGTCTAGGGCCTCTGCTAAAGACATCAAAGTCACGTTTTGCTACCACAGGTCGTGCTGGTTTTTGGCTATTCATTAATGCTCTGCCCTCACCAGCGCCTAGAAACAAATACTGCGCTGCATCATGAACGTGGCTAAACATATTCTTATCTGGTTTATCTGCGTATCTTTCCCCGCTAACCTCCATA